GGCATAGAACCATCATTATAATAATATGTATAATATGCTGCCCACATCCTAGCAATAGTGTTGCTCATATCATCGTGAAAAGTAAAATTTACCGGGTCGTACTTAATTTTAGTTTGTACTATTCGCTTTCTATTATATTGATTTAACATGTGTGTATTAAATTGATACCCGGGCAATTTTACTTCTTTGACCAAAATACCAATCAAATTTGACTCGCTAGGATCTGATGGAACATAAGCATCTGGGTTTATATTAAAGTGAACATGAAATAAGAACTTGTTTTTAGGGGCATTGGCATATGAATTAGTGCCAAATATCTTAGAAGCGTGGCTAAAATTAGCTAATATTTTTTGTAATGAAGAATTGCCAGAGGTAATCTCTTGACCTATAAAATTTTGTACCTCATCACCTTTATATCCTATTCCCATGTTATTAAAATCCTACTCACGTTGTCATGAGTAGGATTTTTATTAGTTATTGAAATGAACCAATACCTGTAGCTGAATCCTGACCGTTTGCTGGGATTCTAGTTACTGCTGGGGTACCAACACCAGAAAGTACACCATTCTCAAGCTGTACTGCGTTGTCATAACGCATTGCTATTTGAATAGTTACTGCGTCACTTGTAGCATAGTTTAATCCCTGGTAGTTTGCAGATTTGAGGAAGCAACCATAAAGCTGCCACTCTTCTAGTACAACCGGAGCGTATGTACCATTACCACCGTCTAGTACCTGAATATTTGTTTCAAACTTATAATCTTGACCAGCTGCGGCTGACGCTTGCTCAACAAAGTCCATTTGTTTCTGCAATTGATCGCCTAGCGCAGTAGAGACTGTACCAGAAGCATCATCTCTAATAGTCATGGTCAATTCTGCCCATGTATGTTTACCGGCAAGATAAATGCGTGAGTTATAAACGTTTAATGTAATTTCGTCAAACGATAAGTTTGGACGTTGGCATTCCATTACTTGTTTGGTTAAAGACAAACCATCATTACCCAAACCAAGATTGATAAAGTTTACTCTAAATCTAAATTGAAGTTTAGGCATTAACAAGCCTTGGTTACCGCCCGCATTGTCTCCTGCGACTGTCATATTGAATAAACTTTGGCTAGCTATTGCCATATTAATGATCTCCTGTTATTAATTATACTATATTTAGTCTAGGCACCACTTGTTCATAGTGCCTAGACTGTCATCTCTTCTTAAACCTGATTACCTATTGTACCTGTTGCTAAAACTCTAACTGGGATATAGATAAACTCAGCAGCCTTAACAGGCTCAATTGCACAGTCTACCCATAGCTCATTTCTATCAATTCTTGCAGGTGTGTTATTTGAAGAATCGCACACTACTAGGTAATCATAGATACCCCGATGTGCTACGAGTGTTACAAAGAACGATTGAATTACACCGGCAATTGCTTTCTGAGTAATAGAGTCATTAGGTTCAAACACGAATGGTCTAGCTGCTAGTGTCAATTGACGACGAATGTAGCAAATTAATCTTGCAACGTTCGTTCTGTCTAACGCACTGCTTGATGCAAAGCTTGTTATGTTACCATAATTCAGCAGACCCTGACCTGTGAAGAACACTAATGGATTGATGTTGTTTTCATACAGCACATCTCTAATACCCAGACTTGTTTTAATTGATATGAACGCACCTGTCTGTGCATTTACATAACCAATTGAAGTAGCATTATTAATGATACCTCTGCGTGTACCGGCAGCCGCTAACCAAGGATAAGCCACTTGGTCATTGTGCAAGAACGTACTCAACATCATATGAGATGGGGGTACCGCAACTTGGTTACCTGCTAAGTCTACTGACAATCCACTTGGATAGAACAAGCCAAGATACGTATTTCTTGTAACACAACCTTGAATACCCGTTGATGCTGCACCTGCTGTGTTTCTAGCCCAACCTACAAGTGCATTTGCATCGTTGGGTAATGTCATTGGTGTGTCACCTAAGATATAACTTGTATCGCCTCTATCAGCGTTAAGTACTACCATGTCCGGTTGTAACTCAGGATAATTTGGGCAAGCTTGCAAGTTGAAGTAGTTATCTTCATCTCTGATATCTGTATTGGTTTCAATTGCTGCACGTAATGATTTTACAACCATTGCACGTTGTGCATAAGAACCCATGTAAGGTGCGCCATTTTCCATATTACCGCTAGCAGTTACCCATGTATAACTTACTTCAGGTAAATTAGCTGTGTTAGTAGGGTCGCTTGGATTATACGGCATCGCATTAGGATAGCTAGCACTTGTAAAATAATTTTTTCTAAATTGTTTTACATTGTATCCTGAACGTCTTGTATTCCATAACAGCATACCAATTGGATATAGCTGCGGTAGAGGTGCATCTAAGTCTAAGTAGTCGCTTGTCAACAATGATTGAATTGTTGGAATTGGATCGATTGCAGGATTAACTGCACCTGAGGTCGCCCAACGTGCATCTTGGAAGATAATACCATGTGAATTTACTTGATCAGTATTATCTATTAATACCCATTGATCCATTCCCTCATAATTCTGCCAACGATTGACCAATGGATACATCGTTAAGTCCGCAGTGTCTATCCAAATATCACCGTATGCTAATGGGTCACCGGTGCTTTGAGTAGTCGGTGCCGAGAACGCAACAATTGGGCCATTTGGATCAGTTGTATTCGATCCTGATGTTGGGAAGCCATTGCTATCGTAATTGGTATTGCCATATCCAACCCAACCTCCCAAAGTATTTACCATGATATCAACTTGAGTTGGATCACTGTAATACCAAGATGTATCATTGACTGGAATATTATACGGTGCACCAGTACTTGCAGTATACGCTGGATATAATGGTACCCAGTTACTAATTTGGGTAGCATAAGGTACATTAGCAGTGCCTGATACCCATTGAACAGCACTCACAGCGCCAGCAGTTATAGTGATTGTGAATGTAGCAAAGTCAGATCCAGTTGGAGCAGGGATAGTTATGGTATCACCATTGAGATATCCTACCCCACCATTATTCACGCTAACAACTGTTACTACACCACCTGCGGCAGTATAATTTACAGTTAGTCCTACGCCAGTACCGCCTGTTGTTGGTACATTTGTATAACTATCATTTACATACCCGGTACCGGCGTTTGTTATAGCATTAAAAGTAGGAACTGACGCAATAGCAGCTACCTTAACGACCAACGAGGTGCCGCCCCCTAACTGTGTTCCGGAAAATGTTACGCTATCACCTACTAAATATCCTGCACCTGCATTAGTAAAATAGGTATTACTTAAGAAGTAGCTACCGTATACATTTGTTACGTCCATTGCTAGACCGGTACCGCTACCTGTAGTAGTAGTTTGTGTAGCGTTAAATGTGAGACTTGGAGAAGGTCCATTCTTAACATTTGGGGTAGTATTTGATACAAATCCTGCACCACTCATCAATCCAAATGATGTTCCAGTTGCTGGATTAATATCATCGACTACGATTACGCCGCCGGTGGTATGAGTAAGAACAATTGAACCTTGAGTATTTACTGTTGCGGTCGTGTAAAGTACTCCTGATGCATACCACTGAGTTATAAAGGATGATGCATTTGTAACATTCTGTAAGTTCATAGTATATGCCATTAAGACATTAGAAGATGGTTCAGAAACATAAATCGTTGCTGTATTGCCTGAAGCGAATGTAAACGTAGGAGCTACTACGCTGCCTGTAGCTATCGTTGGACCCGTAGATGTTTTTGTCCAAAGATATACAGGACCTGGATTCGTACCATCGACAGCAGGTAAATCAAAGTTGTATTGAGCATAAACTGATCCAGCTGGAATTGCTTGTCCACCAGTTGAGTCTGTGGCAGCCGTTGCCGTCCAGTCACTAGTAGCTAACGTTACAATTTTTGACTGCCATGTTGATGTAGCACTATTCCAACGACTTACTACTGGTAGTAATCCGTTACCAGAAGAACCAACCTTAATCCATATTGAACCGCTTGGTGCAGGTTGAGCTTGACTACTCTGCCATAATGGCTGTTGAGCAGATGTGCCATAGACAAATTGTGGCTGATAATAATCACCTGCTGTTATACCCAATTGGTTTAGCAAAGTACCGTTTCCACCGGCTGTCACAGTGAGATAAGACTGACCGGCAGGATTAAACGCACTGTTAAATAACGCAAGTCGGCCATCGATGACTTGTGCAGCCAATCCATTCCACCCTAATGCATTAATTACGCCAGCAATACCGTTAACAGTATTGTTTGGACTACTAGGCACTGTTATAACAACTTCACCTGAGTCAGGAAGGGCAGAATCAATTACTAAGTTAAGTATCAAATTATAACCAGTAGTTAAGACTGGATTTGATATTGAGCTTTGAAGTGTGGGTACGGCTGCTAGCCATCCAGGTGATCCCAATGATACCCAACTATTAGTTGGAGCCTTATAGAAGAACTGCTGACCGTCGGCGTAAGCTGGGCCGCTAGTAATTGGTGTGGCTATTACTGCATAGTCACCAATTGCACCAATTGACGATATTGGAAACCCGCCAGATATTAGAGTATCAGCATCCTCTGAATTAATTACAATCGGAGATTGAACACTGAATGTGTTAGTTACCGCATTCCACTCATTGATGCCCCAAGTTGAACTTGCAGCGTTTAACCACCAAGCTCCATTTGTAGGACTACCAACTGGACGACTAACTGATCCAATCAATGCAGCCAAGTCGATAGCTGCTCTTATTACATAAATTTGATTAGTTAACCCAAGCGCGTAATAAGCGGCTAACAGACCATACTCGTTTAATTCATACCCATTGATTGGTGTACCATTTGTTGAGTTATAAAAGAATGGGTTACCAAATAATGATACCAAGTCTGTTTGACTGGTAACTAATGTTAATTTATTCGCATTTGCTGGAATAGTTCCTACGGCAACTGTTCCTGGAGAATTTGGATTTGTTTTATTCGCTGCTGTAGCTAATAGAACGAATGGGACTGAATTTGTAGCGCCTGAAAGATACTGTGATTGATCTACTATAGTAACTTGTACGCCGGGTGACACTAATGACATATTAAAATTCCTTGTGTAATATTTTGAGGTTTACAACCTGATTGCTTAATATTATTTATGAAAATATTCAAAAAAGACGGCATTAGCGGACCTTCGAAGGTCTAAATACATATATGGCTATACAAAGACCTATATGTAAAGAATGTAATAAGAATTATTCAGCCGTTAACTATAAAAAGAACGGCATTACGCACTACCGAAGCATTTGTGACCAATGCGGTAGTAAAAAGATCAAAAGGACTAAAATTCCCAATTGGGAAAAAAGTGGATATAAGAAAAAACCCGCATGTGATAATTGCGGGTTTAAAAGTCTATATCCTACACAAATGCTGGTGTTTCACATTGACGGAAACTTAAAGAATATATCCCTGTCTAATCTTCGAACCATATGCTTAAACTGTGTAGAAGTTGTCAAGCGCAAAGAATTAACTTGGAAACGCGGAGATTTACAGATTGACTATTAGTTGCTTTTCTATTGTTTCGTACAATTCTTGAATTGACCCATTGTTGCTGATGATGTAATCAAACTCAGACCCTACCCAAGACCATTCACTAGCATGAACATTAGGATACTTTTGACTCATAAGTTCTTCATGATCTTCTAGCATCCATTGATCGTACAAGTTTGTAGTGTTTTCTTTTACAGCAGTATTGTACCATTCGGGCAGTGAGCCACGCTGTACCCAAACAACTTTGCCTCCCTGCTTACGAATAATGTCGATTTCGTTTGGGAACCTGCAATCTGTAATAACAGTATTGCCCTTTCTGTTACGCAACTTATTCTCTAATGATGCGATCCAAATATCCTTATGGAATCCTGTACGACAGACTTCTGTTCCCCAGTATTGAAGTACCCATCTAGGAGTAAGATGTGGCATCTCTAATCTTTCAGCCCACCAAGCATCTACTTGTTCTCTTAATTGTCTAGCTTCCTTAGTTCTGCCTTCAAGCATTTCACGATCCCAACCAAATATGGCTGAGACGGCATCTTTTAATGTGCCAGCAAAACTGTCTCTACGAAACTGATGAAAGTTTACCAAATAATCGGCAATAGTGTCCTTGCCGGAGCCAATCCATCCTGTTATTCCTATAATCATGTAACACCTTTTGTCGCCATTAAATACCATCCCTGTTTAAATTCGTTACTAATTTCAAATCCTAATGATTTGTAATAATCAGGAATGTTAGTAGAGATGATAACTTCTTTATTTTTTTCTTTACAAAATTCTACAGCCTTTTGAATCATTTGTCTACCTATTTGTTGACTTCTATAGTCAGGATGAACACATACCCAAGTTAAGTCACAAAGGTGTTGTAATGCTAGTGTGTTTATCATTATGAACCCAATTAATTTACCGCCTAGCTCTGCTAATACATAATGTTTGGGTGTGTCTTGGATTTGTAGAAGGAAACTGATTTTTTCTAACTTTACAATTTTCTCAATCTGTTTTGATTCGTAAACAGGCTCACTGTCATTAGATTCATAAGGATATGCCTTATAAATTAGTTCATTGATTTCTGCCGTGTTAAAAAGTTTGTTTACTATTTTTATGGTCAGCATAAAGAATAAAGTAATTAGTCCGTTATCCTCAAATCCAAGTTAGATTTAGCCCTGTATCCAAGTTAGGGGTTGTGAATAATCCTGGTACTCTTTCAAGTCTTTTAACAAACGTTCTTGCAAAGCCATACCTTGTGTTTTCATAGAAGTACCATTAAGTGAAGTGCCTCCACCTGGACCATTAATGGTATTAAATTTCTCTCTAGCTTCACCTAATATTATTTGGCATGTAGCTAAAATATAGTCGGCTACCCATACTCCAGCACCGGGATCTTGTAATAATTCTAATTCAGGTCTTTGCACATCAGCCC